GGGAATGCAAAAGGCCTGCATAAGAGCGTATTTGTAAGCCGCTGACATTGCTTTATTGGTTGCCTTATCACCGGAGTCCATAGCCTCGCCAATCGTCGATATAACGTGGCTAGAGCCATCTTCGCCAGAGACTAAAGCGAACTCCATCGAGACGGTGACGTAGAACAAAGCAGTGCCAGACTTATTGACACGCTCGACAACCTGACGGTCTGTAACTCGAGGAAGGATGCACAGTTTATGCTCCGCAAGGATGGGAGCCATTGCGTTATAGACATCGTCAATACCGCGAAACTGGTATCGCTGCGCCTCGTTAGTCCTCTGTTTGGCAATCCCTGCTTTGGAGATCGCACTCATCACTTTGCTTATTGCTTCGTAAACTTTCTGCATATCGTTTTATCCTGTAAAAACGTTCTATCTTATAAACAGGAACATCATCGTCCCATACAAAATCCCAAACACAATCGCCACTAACCAATCTATCAACAAGCTCATCTTCTTCTCTTTCTCTGTCGTGTTCATATAGCATCCTGTCAAAGTAATAATCTTCGTTCATATTCCACCTCGTTTCACGACTATATACGCCCTAAAACACAACGCTACAGCCAGCAGACGAAAGGCAGGTTTTACACGATGAGCGGCAAATCACCAACGCAACGAAGCCTAGAGAAACTCAGGCAAGACGGCTATCTCTGTCAGATCGTCGAGAAGTGGAACCCACATGCTCGCATCAGGCAGGACCTATTCGGAATTGGCGACATCTTAGCTATCCGAGATACGGAGACGCTGTTAGTGCAGACCACAAGCCGAGGGAATGTCAACGCAAGGATAAAAAAGATCGAGGAGTCGGAGCATCTGCCAGCGATCTTAAGAGCAGGATGGAAGATCGAGGTTCACGGTTGGGGCAAGTTAAAAGCCGGGTGGACTTGCAAGGTGTTTGAATTCTGATTTAGACTCAAGGCTGTTTTATCGCATTGGCTAGGGTAGCTCCCGAAAAGCGGTTTCGTCACCCGCCTGCCAAATGCACCCACAGTGACGATAGACCTAGACGAGGCTCTTATGCACTACTACCCGCATCACATCGGGGATTTTTTGCGTGACACCGTTTCGCTTACCCCACAAGAATCCTACTTCTACCTGCGCTTGATTTGGCTCTATTACGAGTCAGAAAAGCCATTACCCAATGACACTGAAACCTTAGCTTTTAAGATAGGAGCAAGGGGTCAAGAGGATTGTCTTAGCTTACTGCTTCGGACGTTCTTCAGATACGATTCAGATCTGAATTCATATACGCATCAGAGGATAGACGCTGAAATTCGCAAGTATCAACGTAAGGCAGCGTCTGCTAGAGGTGCGAATCAGATCCGTTGGACATTAGAAAAGGATAAGAAATCAGATCTGAATTCAGATACGGATCAGATCCTAACCAATAACCAACAACCAATAACCAATAACCATATAGAAGCGCAACAAGAAAAGCCTGCAAGTAAAGAAAAGAAGCGAGGCACAAGACTTAGCGAAGATTGGCAACCAGACGAAAAGCTCATTCAGTTTGCGAAAGAAAAAAGACCGGATCTAAATCTAAACGACACGGTTCGTATGTTTAAGAATTATTGGGTAGCTAAAACGAGAGACGCAACTAAATTAGATTGGAATCTGACGTTTGAAAATTGGGTGATGAACCAAAAGGCAAGTTACGCAAAACAAGTCGCTCAACCAACAGCATCAGTTTACGGCGATAGGGCAAGCGTATGAAAGGCCACGACTTTGTAAACAACCTTCAGCTTGCAGGCAAACCACCTAAAGCTGTTTTTATCGACTTTGTTGGAAAGCCAGACGATGACCCGGATTACCCCGTTGTTGTCGTTGAGCCTAAAGACCGAGACTTTCGATGGGCCAGAGGATTACGGGTGCATGTCAATGGAGGAGATCCCGATCAAGTCCACTCCATCTTGCAAGCTCTGAAAATATGTGCGCCCGCCCGCGTGATAGCTAACTACGCCCCCGGTCTCTACTGGGATTCGGAGGTGGACGCATGATTCTCGAGAACCTCGACTATCAGGCGTGGTACGAGCAGATGGAAGCATCTGTGAAAGTCCGACCCGCTCAAGATTGTATGGACGACCTCATTGAGGAGATGAGGAATCCGTCGGAAGAGCCGAACATTGTCATGCCATTTGAGAAGCTCGCGGACAAGTTCACCTACAGGCTCGGTGAGGTCACGGTTCTTGCAGGGCAAAACGGCTCTGGGAAGTCCTTGCTTGCAGGCCAGATCGCTCTTCACCTGATCCATCAAAATCAAAAAACAGTGATCGCTTCGTTCGAGATGAAGCCGGTTCGGACACTCAAGCGGATGGTGAGGCAGTGGTCGCGGATGTCATTTCCTACCTTACAGGCTCACGAGAAGTTCAAGGAATGGGTTGCTGACAAACTATGGTTCTACGACGTGCAAGGAACAGTAAGCCCACCTCAAGTTCTAGGGGTCGGTGTTTACTGCAAAACGATGTTGGGTTGCCAGCACTACTTTATTGACAGCCTAATGAAGTGCGTTCGCGGCGAGGACGATTACAACGCACAGAAAAATTTTACCGACGAGCTTTGCGGCCTTGCGAGAGATCAAAATATTCACATTCATTTGGTCCACCATATCAGGAAACAGTCGGATGACAACAGAACACCCTCTAAAAACGATTTAAAGGGCTCTGGGAGCGTCGCAGATCAAGTGGACAACGTAATCCTCATGCACAGAAACAAATTGAAGGAGCGCGATTTTGAGGCCAATGGTGTAGTGGACCATTCCATCCCTGATGCCTTCCTATCTTTCGAGAAACAAAGGAACGGTGAATGGGAAGGTGTTGCGAAGCTCTGGTTTGACAGGCAGAGCCAACAATACGTTCAAGAAGTCGGAGGATTACCTACCGATTATCAGCTCAAATCCGCCGACTATCGGTAAATGCTTTATGGGTAAAAGCAGGCTTACGACAATGTGATTTTACGGAGGCGATATGGAACCAACTAAAGAGCTAGCAAAACACCCTAACTGGCCGTTTCAACAGACGTTAGTTAAAAACAAGTGGGTGAAAAAGAAAAAAGTCACGAAGCGCGACATTTTGAAAACCATAGAGGAGGCACCATTTTGAACCACACAGAATTAGTCACTGCATTAGCTAAACCGGGATCAGACATCCTCGACGATCTCAGCCCGGATCAAGCCTTTGTTCTCCACATGTCCATCGGAGTCTCTGGGGAGTCTGGAGAGCTGTTGGACGCAATCAAGAAGTGGGCGATTTATCAAAAACCTTTAGACATCGACAACGTGATTGAGGAGTTGGGCGACATTGAGTTTTATCTTGAGGGCATCCGACAAAAGCTCGGCCTTAACCGAAACATGATCCTTGAGCACAACATTGAGAAATTGAGAAGGCGCTACGGAACAAAGTACACAAATGAGGCAGCGCAAAGGAGAGCAGATAAATGAGTCTTACAAGACTTCAGAAACAGGCAAAGATTGATCGTGGGTTAGCCTGTCTTAAATATATGCAGAAACGAATAAGCCCTGTGACGGTGAAAGAGCTAGCCGAGAAGATGAAGATAAGCCCGAAGTTGATTCAAAACGCGTTAATGCCTTTGTTAGCTGAGGGCAAGATCACAAGAAGGCTGCTTTCACATCAGTCATCGGTTGCTAAAAAGATTGGCAGGGCATACGGTTATAACGCAGTCGAAATCAAGTTACAAAACAGAAACAAACCTTTCCTTTGGAACAACCCTTTTGGAATTCAACATGAAAAAACAAGAACCGAAACAAGAGCGTGATTGGGTCAAGGTCTACCTTTACGAAAAGATCACCATCGTGCCCCATTACGTCAAAAAGAACGTGTTTGTGCTTCCCGGTGGACGCGAGATCGACGAAGAAACATTAGTGGACGCTGGCGCATTTCAGGCAGCGACATATTTATGGCCGAGGTAAAAGCGTACATAACCGGATTTCGAGATGGGCATTGCGTCATACAACCGACTGATCCCGCTGTCGCACTTCCAGTTGGCGCAGCTCTTTGCATCTCAAAAGAATGGGTCGGGCTTACCAGCGATGACATTCACGATGCTTTTTGTCACGCTGAATACGATGCCAATCAGGATTGGAACGATGACCCTGAGGGCTGGTGCAAAGCGTTTGCAAGTTACGTCGAAGCTAAATTAAAGGAGAAAAATGGATAAAGAAGACATCGTCCGCATGGCGAGGGAGGCTGGATTAGCTTACGGGCCTGACGAAAAGCCATTGGGTTCCGTGACACGATTCGCCGCCCTTGTTGCCGCTGAGAAAGAGAAGCAGATCATCGACATCCTTGAGCGACTGCAAGAGCGAAACGAATCGCACACCTACTACAAGTATGCGATCAACGTCATCAAAGGTGAGATATGACCCAAGAAGACATCATCAAGCTGGCGCGGGAGGCTGGGCTGGCAGAAGGTATTGCGGACGGCTTGAATGGGGAGTGGAAAGCCGAAAGAGAGTTCCTTGAACGCTTCGCTGCACTTGTTGCGGCAGCAGAGCGTGAGGCGTGTGCGAAGGTGTGTGAAACCTTCTACAACCACGAAGCAAAAGACTGCGCCGAAGCAATCAGAGCAAGGGGTAAGCAATGAAAGACGAGGACATCATTCGTATGGCTAATGAGGCGGGTTGGGATGTAACGAACATAGACGACGGGTTTGGAGAGCGGCTCAAGCGATTTGTGCGAGCACTAGAACGCCAGCCGCTTTCTAACGGATGGATACTTAGCATGTGGCCCGACACCGGCTATCCACTCGAGGTCATCCGTTTTGCTCGTGCTATCGAACGAGCGCATGGGATAGGCGTCGACATCAGAGCAAGGGGTGAGCAATGAAACCCTCAGACATGATCGCAACGCTTGAAATGGTTGGCTGGACCCGGCAAGGCATTTCTAAATATCTCGGTGTTGGCAAACCGGCGGTTAGCCGTATAGCCACTGATCAATGCGCTAATCCACGCTACAAAACGATGGACGCGCTGCGTGAACTGATCGCGTTACCAACGCCAATTAACAGAGCAAGGGGTGATTAATGACAGACGTTGAGATCCAAAGGATGGCTCATAACCTCGGACTTGATGAACTTGCTATACAAGAAGGTATACGCAAGCCGTGGGAAACCCTGTTGATGATGACAAAAACTGCGTATGGGCTTTATGCTTTTACTCATAAGGATTTAGAGCACTTCGCCGCACTTGTCGCAGCACATGAAAGAGAGGAATGTGCAAAGGTGTGTGAGCAAGCTGCGGATGACGAGTTTTATATGGGCAGGCAATACGCAGACGCAATCAGAGCAAGGGTTAAGCAATGAATGGCGCTGAAATCCAGAGAATGGCGCATAACCTCGGACTTGTTCACCACACCGATCAAGTCAAATGGTTAGTCAAACAGATTCTTCGTAAACACAAACCACTGACAAAAACCGAGAAGATCTATCTTGCACATTTAACTCAGCCTTACTCGCTCATCGAGCTATCAAAGCACTTCGGCTGCACCACTGAAGGTGCAAGGAAGCACCTAAAAGCACTGATGGCAAAAGGCCTTGTCGATAGGGAAACTCGGTACAAATGGACGGAAGGTAGGCACGGAGCGTGGGCGTGGTACTACTTCAAAAAATGAAAGACTACACAGCAGGGCATACGGTCTGGATGACACCCAAAGACAAGACACCACCGTTGGGTTCTAAGATGCTTCTATTAAACCCCGGTGGAGTCTGTGTCATAGGTCACTGGTCAGATTGGGCCGTAGCATGGGCTCCGCTGCCTAAAGTACCTGAGCATATAAAGGAATTACTGTGAACGACCCGATAAACCCAAAGCACTACAAGTCTCACCCATCGGGCATTGAAGTAATTGAGATTACCGAGCACATGAATTTCTGCTTAGGCAATGCAGTGAAGTACATCCTACGAGCAGGTCTGAAGTCTCAAGATGCAACCGAGGATCTCAAGAAAGCAGTCTGGTATATCAACCGAGAAATCGAAAGGATTAACAATGGATCTCAAAAAAGCAGCAAGGCAAGCGTATGTGAACAGTCTGACTCAGGATCTCACGGACTGGGACAAAATTGAGCTTCAGTTGGAAGAGCTAGAAGAAATATCTGCCGAGCTTGAAGAAAAAAGTAAGGCCCTACTAAAGTCTATAGAAGCATTCAAAAAGGATCTTGATTCCAAATCCTGACAGCCGTACAATGAATTCGGACCTCCTTCCCTCTGTTGGTTTGCCCTCGCAATGAGGGCTTTTTTTTAGGTCTCGACATGAAAAAGCATTTTCTGGAAGCACTGCGATCAGAGAAGCCCGCTAAGTCTCCGGGCGAGTTCATTATGTGCTTGCTCCACGGTGTCACCAACGCACACATCCTGCACTTACAGTCAAAGTCTTACGCAGAGCACAAGGCTCTAGGACATTTCTACGATGACCTCGGTGATTTAGTGGACACAGTCGTTGAGCAGTATCAAGGGCTAGAGGCTAAGATCATCAACTACCCTGTCGAGTACCGAGCACCAGAACAAACAGCGATAGCCGAGCTTGAGTACATGCTGGAGTATGTGAGGGTCTATAGAAGTTCGATGGGTGATGACTCAGCCATCCAGAACAGTATCGACGAGATTGTTGCGCTCATGCAGTCAACGCTTTACAAACTCAGATTCCTTAAGTAATGCCGAGAACCCCGAAGCAAACAACATGTCGAGAGCTAGGCTGTAACAACCCGAAGGTCAACAACTCTACATTTTGCAGCCAACACGGCGGTGCCAACAGCGAGGACCGCAAGACATTCAACAGGATGTACAACTCTAAGCAGTGGAAGCAATTCAGACAGATCCAGCTGTCTAAGCACCCGATCTGCGCTAGGTGTCAAAGTCTAGGAAAAATCGCACCAGCCCATCATGTAGACCACATATTCCCGCACAGGATGGACAGAGAAAAGTGGATGGGCAACAAATTCCAAAGCCTCTGTCATGAGTGTCACTCTATCAAGACAGGCTTAGAAAGAAAGGGCGAGATACACGATTATGTAGAGCAAAAGGTCTACGAGCTAACGTAATTTTTTTTCTGTCGCGCCAAAAAAAATCGGGACCGGCAGCTGCCCAAATTCCGAAACCAATTTCAAAACAAAATCGCCAGAATTTTTTTTCAAAAATTTTTTTTAAGCAGCTGGGGTTTGACTTGAAACGGACAGACGGTCGATTTACGGTGATGGAAGGAGCCAGCGGCAGCCAGACACCGACGGACGGCAGCCGACGCCGCTAGTCGGGGGATCGACGGCGGAACGGTGAGCGATCGGCGGTTTTTGGGCGTCGAAAAGCATAGACGGCAGCGTATTACCGACAAACGGCGGTTTTCAGGCCTACCCGGAAAATAACGGGCAAGCCCCCCAAAAAGACGACAAAAGCCCCTAGATCGGGGGATCAGATGCGATCGCATAGGCAAGGGCCTGAGCTTCAGTCTGAAAAACCGCGACGGCAGGCACGGGCTCGCCCTCGATAATCCATTGCGCGACCCACTGATTACGAGCATTGACGTATAGGCGAACTGCACCCTCAATCCGATTGATAAGCATAAAAACCCCACAAAAAAGCACAGCAAGCCCGCTAAGGAAAACCCTGAGCAAGCACAAGCCCTCGGTTAGCCCGAAAGCACAAAAGCCCCTAAGCTTTCGCCTAAGGGTGAAAAAAAAGCCCCGAAGGGCTTAGCTAATGACTTCGAACCAGTCTAAACAATCGTCAGTCAGAATTAATTGTTCAGTGTGCCCGGATCTAGTCGACCATTGATTCATTTCACACCACGGACCATTTTCCATATCGTTTAAATGCCTTTCGATATCATCTGCCCACGCGTCTAAGTTTTTCTGATCCGTGCCGTGCACTAATCCAGCATCATCAATCAGCGCTGTGCTTTCAATCCAGTTTTTAATGGCAGCAAAGCCCCTAGCATTTACAAAACCGTGTTTAATCATGATTTCCTCATAAGTTGAAAAACAAAGCGCAGGCAAAGCCCACACCAAAAACAAAAGCAATAATCCAATCAATCAAAGCTCGCATGTAAACCCCCTAGTGGCGCAAAATTACACCCCGAAGCCCTCAAAAAAGGGCTTAAGGCTAGAATCTAGGCGTAGTGAGCGGCAGCTTTGCCGTGGGCGAGAATAGCAATTGATACTGCATCGGGTTTAAGGGCTCCGTCACATGCTGCACATGTGATGCATTGCCTACGATTGCCACCTTCAGGTGATGCCGGACAATAGATCTCCCGATCAAGCTTAGGTGCGGCATTGATAGGGATAACACGAAAAGTACGCCACCCCATTGAACGGGCAAGATCGCGATCCTCAATCGAATCGGCCGATGCCATACAAAGCTCACGATGCGCTTGCGCGAAAGCTTGCTTCCATTGATGCGAATAACCGGTCCAGTCTAAAGCTTCGGACAATAATTCAATCCACACATCGTGGGGAATCATTGCTGGATCGCCATAAGCCCCTAACCGGATTTTTCGGCCGGACAAAAGCTTTGCAGCAAGCTCCAAATTGTCCGAATAATCGGGATATGACCCACGAAGAAAAGCTTTGTATATCGCACTAACTGACTTGCCCACATCGACGTAACATGTCCGTTTTTGCTCAGTGCTTCCGCGATGCACACAGTCACCGCATATGCTGACATCGTCGGCCGTCTTAATTGCTTCCATCGGATGCATATCTGATCGCAGAATATACGTCTGGACCATATCCCCCGTTTTTACGTTCTTAGAACGAAGAACGGCGATCCCGACGATAGGTGCATTGTCCACGGGTGAAAACCCACGATAGAAAATAAAGCCCCTCATGATTAAGCCCCCACCTTTTTGTGCTTAATCCATTTTTGAGCTTGCTGGTGTTTAACCCTAAGCTCTAAAGCGACTGCTATTAGATCGGCATGCTTTAAAAGTAACTCGGCAAAATCGCCTGCTATTGGATCGCTGTTAGTAGCAAAGCGATCAGCGAAGAGGTCATATAGATCCATTGCTATAGCAGGGCTTCCGCGATCTAAATCAAGCCCAACAAAAAGCTCGTGATCTATCACGGCATTTAGCACCACCTCTGTGGCGAATACAGTCTTTTCGATTACGTTCATTTGGCTTTTCCTTTTAGTGCATCGGAATTGATGCGTAGGGCGATCCTAGCCCCATTTCAGGCCATACCGATCGCCGATCCCCACTTATTTAATCGCTAGCCGATGGACGGTCGATTACCGCACCATTAACGGCACCAGAACCCCCCAAAACCCCCAAAAACTGATGCGCCACTGGCACAGTCAGCGCTAAACCATTGATTTTCAACGATAACCGGTCATTTCCGTTATAACTTGCGACAATCGGCGGTATTTCGGGGTATCAACGGCCTCAACGGTCGATTTGGGCCGACGGACGGCGAAAATGACTTAAAAATTGTAGCGGTCAGGGAAGGGCAAGCGCGCGCTCGACTTTCTGTAATACTTATGTATAAGGGGGGCCGACCAAAAATAGGGAATTCCCCTTGCGTAGCCACGCAAAAAGACGCACATTAGACGCAAAGGAGAGAACTATGGTTGCGAAAATTCCAGTTGAGGTGCATAGGATTCACGGAACGAAGGCTAATAAGCCGGGGGTTTTTCTGCCGGAAGAGATCAAGCAAAGGATTCCGTTTGCTGAGTGGGCGAACAACCCTGAGTCGTTCACGAGGGAAAAGTTTGTTAAGGAAACGGCGGAGTATTTGTTCAGCGTGTACGGGATAGGATCGGATCAGGACAGGCATACGCTCATGATGCTTGCTGACCAGTTACAGCTTTACATAGAGGCTCGAGCTGCGATTGCAAAGTACCCGCTGATTGTGGAGACAAATGCTGGCAAGACCTTTGCACCCAATCCTTACGTCAGCCTTGCAAACAAGGCTATGGACAATGCCATTAAACTTATGTCTGAGCTAGGGCTGACACCAAAGTCTAGGTTGGCAGCTAATAAGCTCGACGACAACACGAAAATAAACGACTTCCTGAAAGGGCCTAAGTTCGGAACATGAAATTAGAAGATGGTATTGAGTACGCAGTTCGCGTAGCAAAGGGCGATATCAACGCCTGCAGGAACGTAAGGTTAGCCTGTCAGCGATTCCTGAATCATTTAGAGAACAAGGACTGGGAATGGGTTTTTGATCCGGGCCCTGTCAATCACTTCTTACAGTTCACGGCGCTATGCAAGCACGTTAAGGGACAGTGGGCGGGCCAGTCAGTCAAGCTAGAGCCCTTCCAGATCTTAATTGTCTGCGCCATCTACGGATTCAGGAGTAAGAAGGACAGGCAAAAGCGGATGGTGCAGGACGTTATTGTCTACATCCCGAGGAAAGCAGGAAAGTCCACCCTGACAGCGCTTATCGCCTTATACGAGCTGGGATTCGGCGAGGCCGGGGCTGAAGTTTACACACTAGCGACTAATCGAGATCAGGCCTCAATTGTGTTCACGACTTCTAAGGGCTTCATCGAGACAATGCCTAAAGAGCTGTCCAGTATGTTCGTCACTGGAAAGTTTACGATTACGAAGTCGAAAGACAGCCAGAGCATGATGAAAGCTCTCTCCCGAGACACCAAAAAGACCGGAGACGGGCTCAACCCTTCTTGTACGATCGTTGACGAGGCAAGCCAGATCGTGGACAGGAATGCGATCGAGGTATTGCATTCTGGGATGGTATCTCGCCTTAATCCTCTTAGGCTATACATAACCACCGCTTCTTTTACCCGCGATACAAAGTTCTTCGAGGACTTTCAGGTGATGGAGCACATCCTCCATCAGGACGTACCCGATAACCCACGGTGGTTTGGCCTTCTTTACTCGCTGGATGCTGGAGACGACTGGAGAGACGAGACGGTATGGGCTAAGGCTAACCCGATGCACAATATCTCGGTGTCGCACGATGCGATCGTTGCGCGATGCGAAGAGGCGAAGATTAAGCCTGCTGCGCTTAACGAATTCCTCTGTAAGACACTTAACGTTTATGTG